CTAAAGAAGCTATTGTTGATTCAGATGATGATATATCTGCAGATCGTTTAAAAAATGCTGCGGCTACAAAAAAGCTTGCTATATTTGATGCTTTTGAAATATTAAATCGTATACAAGAAGAAAGCAACATATTAGAAGATATAATTGTAGATAAAAAAGAAACTACTTTTAAAGGTTTTGCTGAAAAAAGATCTAAATAATGTACCAGCAAACTTTATATAAAATAGTTGAACCAATAAAACCTCATGTTATTAAAAGACTTAACAAGTCTAGAAAATGGGAGTATGGTTATAATAAAGAATATGATATTATAGTAATAAGCAGAACCGGTCAGATCGGTGAAATATATGAAATACAAAATCTTATAATTGCTTTACCACTACAAGATAATCCTTATAAAAGATCAAAGTCTATAAAAGATCAATATTGGGAGGTGTTTGAAAAAAGAAGAGAACTAAAAAATATTAAAACAATATTTGATTGGAAAACTTATCCTGAAACATTTAAACAAAAACTACACGACTACATAGATGAAGAATTTAAAAGAAGAGACGAAGGTTTCTGGTTTTACAATAAAGGTATTCCTACTTATATTACCGGTACTCACTACATGTATTTGCAATGGTCAAAAATTGATGTTGGGCAACCAGACTTTAGGGAAGCAAACAGATTATTCTTTATATTCTGGGAAGCTTGCAAAGCAGACAAAAGATGCTATGGCATGGCATACCTTAAAAACAGAAGATCAGGATTCTCTTTTATGGCATCGGGCGAAACCGTTAACATGGCGACAATCTCG